ATGCTCATAATCTGCGAAGCCTCTGCCACGACTGTCATGTGGCGGCCCACCGTCGGCAAAGGAAGGAAGGGAAGGAGCCGAGCGAGGACGTGAAGGCGTGGTTGGAGAGGTTTCTGCACGTCTGACAGGGCGCATGGCTGGGCGTATGGCGTGGGCTGAATATGCGCTAAAGCGTGCCGATAATGGCGTTTTTTGTTCCGAAAGCGGCCATAATCGGCTATAATCGGCCATAAACGGCCATAAACGGTCGGAAATGGCCGATCCATGGGCGACGAGCGGACGTGGTGGACATCTTTAACTTTCAAACGGGAAAGATATGGGAATGAACGAAGAGAAGCGGCACTATGTGCTGGAGATTCGGGAGCGGATGGAGGCCCGCGGGCTCTATGATGAGAGCCTGGAGCCCGCCATCGGCGTGCTGGCTGGTCTGCTATGCCGTCTCGACACCATCCGGGAGAGTATAGCCGAGGAGGGCACGATGCTGACCGTGGTGAGCCGTGAGGGCAATCCGAGGACGATTCTGAATCCTGCCGTGTCGGCTGAGATACAGTGTACGGAGGAGATACGGAAGTATTTCCGAGACCTCGGCCTGTCCGTGGCGAAGCCTGCGGGGTTTGTGAACCAGGAGAAAGACGCGCGCCCCAGGAGCGGGGACCGGTTGGTCAGTCTGATGGAAGGACTGGGCGGCCAGAAGCCGACGCTCTACAAGCGCAAGGACAAGAACTGAGCAAGGACTGAGGGGGAAGCTATGACGGACGACGAGAAGCAGCGGGAGCGGGAGGCGAAGGCCGCGTGTGCTGGCTGGTTGCAGGACTGCGACCTGCCAGGCTATCATCTGGGGCGCATCGACCGCCGTCTGCTGGACTATGCGAAGAGCCTGGCGGGGCATCCTGAGCGGCATAATCTCTACGAGCTGCTGGGGCTTCGTCGGTTTTTGCTGATGCTGGAAAAATACGACTTTCGGATAGACAAATACAAGCAATTCGCGGCTTTTTACGAGCAGCTGAAATTCAGCGGCGTGAGGGGTAGGCAGAGCTATCGGCTGACGCCCGTGCAGGTGTTTCAGTTTGCCAACATCATGGGCTTCTATACGGACGAGACGCACCGACTGTTTCACGACGTGCTGCTCTTCGTGCCTCGTAAATTCTCGAAGACCACGGAGGTGGCCAGTCTGGCCGTCTATGACCTATTGTTTGGCGACCGCAACTCCCAGTGCTACACGACGGCCAACACCTACCAGCAGGCAAAGATCTGCTTTGATGAGATCAGGGGCGTGCTGAGGGGCATGGACCCCGGGCTTGGCCACTTCAAGCTGAACAGAGAGCTGGTGAGCTGGAAGGACAGCGGACTGCGGGAGAGCTTTATCCGATGTTTGGCGAGCAACGCCGACAAGCTGGACGGTCTGAACGCCTCGACCGTCATCAACGACGAGTACAGTCAGGCCGACAGCGCGGACCTGTATAACGTGCTCACGACCTCGATGGGCATGAGGGAGAACCCGCTCGTGGTGACGATCACGACGGCGAGCGACAAGGTGGAGAGCCCCTTCGTGGCGATGCTGGAACATTGTAAGAAGGTGCTGCGGGGCGAGACGGACGACGACCGGACGTTTGCCCATTTGTTCATGCCCGATGTGGATGACGAGGAGGGCGACGTGCAGACGTGGCGGAAGGTGCAGCCACACCTCGGCATCACCGTGAAGGAGGGATTTTACGACGACATGTGGCGGAAGGCGCAGAGCAGCGCGGACGACATGAGGGCCTTCCGGACGAAGCTGCTGAACGTCTTCGAGACGGGCACGATGGAGACGTGGATCAAGGGCGAGGTGATACGAAGCCACTACAGACGTGTGGAACTGGGTGCGCTGGGGTATCGGCCCGAGTGTCAGGTGGCGGTCGATCTGAGCGTGCGTGACGACTTCTCCGCCGTCTCGTACTTCCTGCACTTGAAGGACGCCGAGGGCGGCCACATGATCACCGACTACTATATCCCGCGGCAGACGCTGGAGAGCCATGTGAACCGTGTGATCTATGCGAAATGGGTAGCGGAGGGTTATATGAACGTATGCGGGGAGGAGACGATCGACTACGAGCAGATAGCCCGCGACATCTTCCAGCGAGGCAGCCAGCTGCGCATCCTTCGCATCGGCTTCGACCCCAACCGGGCGCAGACGTTCCAGAACACGCTGCGGGCGACGGGCGGCGGGCCGTACATGCAGGCCTATAAGCAGACCAACTACTATTTCACCAGGGCCGTGGAGGGTACTGAGGAACTATTGTATAACGACAAACTGACTTTTGACCCGAATCCGATCAACGCTTATTGCTACGACAACGCCGTGCTGGACGTGGATAAAATGGGTAACAAGAAGCCGATGAAGAAGCAGCAGAAGACGAAGATAGACGGGGGTATCACGGGCACCATGGCGATCGGGCTGAGTATCGAGCAGGTGAGAAGCAGCATGGAATAGGAAAAGCCCCCGTAAATGGGGGCTCTTGCTCTCTCGGCCATTTGGCAAATGGCCGTTACTTGTCGAGATCTTCCAACCATTTTTTGCCCGACTTCGTGTGGAGCCATGCGTAGAAACATATCCCGAAAAGTGAGCCCAATCCAAATATTATTGTAAGTCCGTTCATAATGTGTAATTATTTTAAAATTCTGCTTCCAATAACTGCAAATATAACTGTCATAGTCGCTCCATACAGTATTGTAAAAAAGCTGACCTCGTTTTGGCCATTGACAAATGGAGAGATGCCGCCTACAACCCAGCCTGCAAAAGTGAGTTTTGACATGTCGAGGAAATAGCAGCCTATTTTCTCCCGTCTCGTTTTAGCCCGTTCTTTTTCTTCTTTCTGTGTTACCATACTTCTCGCTCTATTTTGCAAAGATAAGTGTTTCGTGTTGTCTTCGCAAATGTTGTGGCGTACTTTTTGGAAAAACAGGGGTAAAATGAGGGAGAAATGGGCGAGAAGAGGGGGAGGAGGTAGTGGTGGCGCCTATTTTGTGGTATTTTCCGAAATGGAAAAACCCAGTAAAAAAGAATGGGAAAAAGAAAAAACACCATGTGGGGAATGTTCCGAGAGGCCGCCGTGTCCGTGCTGAGAGACGTGGCGGGCGCTGGTGGCGACACGATAGAGCGTGCCCCCGGGCTTCTGCCTGTCGGCACGATTCTCGGGCTGGACGATATGGTCGATGCCTATACGGCGAGCAGCGTGGCGTGTGTGAAGCGCTGCGTGGAGATCAAGGCTGGCAGCGTGGCCAGTCTTGGGCTTCATGCTATGCGCAGGCGCATGGAAGACGGGCGGACGTGGTATGAGGATGCTGAGGGCACGATGGCCGACCGCTTGCTCTCGGAACGTCCGAACCCGCGGCAGACGGGCTTCGACCTGCTGTGGCAGGTGGTCTATCAGCGGGAGATGTACGGCAACGCCTATATCGTGCCCGTGTATCGTGGGGGCGTGCTGAGCGCTCTGTACTGCGTGCCATCGGACTGCTCGGTGAGCTATGACCGCCTGCGCGGCGTCTATACGGTGAGCGACATCTACGACGGCATCGAGGGCGAGTACTTGCCCGACGAGATCATCCATATCCGGAGCTATTGCCGGGACGGCTTCATGGGCACGCCCGTGACTGAGCTCGCCTCGCTGGTGCTGAGCAACGCGCGGAAGGCCTACAAGCAAGAGGGGGAGATGTTTACCCCTGGCAGCACGCTCCGCGGCTTCATCACAGGCGAGGACACCGTGCAGGTGGGCTACGGCGGCGCTACGGACAAGCAGCTGAAAGGCGTGACGCAGCGCATCCGTGAGGCCATCGGGAGCGGCCAGAACCTGAACTTCCTGCCGGGTACGATGAAGTTTGTGCAGACGGGCATGACGCCCAGCGACCTCCAGTTGCTGGACAGTATGAAATTTATCAACATGGAGATTTGCCGATTTTTCGGCGTACCTCCGATGCAGGTTTTCCAGGATACGAACGCTAACTACAGTAGCACGGAGAGCAGTCAGACGATCTTCATGACCAGCACGCTGGCGCCGCTGATGCGTCAGATCGAGAGCGAGGTGACGGAGAAGCTCTTCGGCGGCGACGGCCACATGCGGGCCCGCTTCCGCATCGACGACTACTATCAGAACGCCCCGCTGGCTCAGGCTACGGCCCTATCGAAGCTCATACAGACGGGCGTGATCACGCCCAACGAGGCCCGCGCCCGCATGGGCTACCGTCCGCTGGAAGGTGGCGACGACCTCGTGGCCAATGGCAGTCTGGCGAAGCTCGGAGCGGGCAACAGTAAGGAGTAGGCGGCAGGGGTGGTGCCTATTTTTGAAGAATATACCAATAAGAAAAAGAAGACAATGGAGCAATATAGATACTACACTCGGACGGAGCTTCGTGCCCAGGCCGACAGTCGGCAGATTGAGGGGCGCGTATTCCTGTACGGCTCTCGCTCGGTGCTGCTTCCCGACTGGGACTATGGCAGCGTGTTTGAGGAAATCACTCCTGGCGCCCTGAGCGAGGACGTGATGCGGAGCAGCGACATCGTGGCCTGCCTGAACCATGACCCCGGCCAGATGCTGGCCCGCAGCATGGACGGGAAGGGCAGTCTGCGGCTGGAGCTCGACGAGGAGGGCCTGCTGATGCGCTTCGACGCTGCCAACACGCTGTGGGGCGACTACGCCCTGGAGAGCGTGCGGCGTGGCGACTTTGCCGGGATGAGCTTCGGATTCTACGCCGACAAGGACACGTTCTCCTACTCGAAGGAGAAGGACCAGGACGGGAAGGAGTACTACGTCCGCCACCTGGACAAGATCAGCAGGATGTTTGACGTGAGCATCGTGACCCATCCCGCCTATCCCGCCACGAGCGTGAAGCAGCGCAGCGCTGGCATGAGGGACGGTCTGCTGGCCGCTGGCCTGATCGAGGCTGAGGAGCCCGCCCTGGTGCGTGGCGACTATGACACTATCGGCGCATGGCTTCGCCGTACTACATAAATTCACCAAAACAAAAACAAAGACAGAAATGACAAGAGAAGAGTACATGGCGGCCATCCGCCGCCGCAGTGAGATTCGCCAGGAGATGGAGACGCTCCAGCAGACCCTGGCCCGCGAGAACCGCGACATGACCGACGCCGAGCGCCAGCAGTTTGGCGCACTGAGAGCCGAGGACGACGCGCTGATGGTCGGCTGCGTGCAGTATGAGAGCGAGCGCAGCAGCGAGCGCAGCCGCCAGTTTGAGGAGCAGCGCGCGCAGGACAGCCAGGAGGCAAACTTCGGCCGCCTTCTTCGCAGCATCGCCAGCGGTCGCGGCATCCCTGAGGATCTGGCCGCCTGCCGTGACGAGGAGGGTAACTTCCGTTTTGCCTACAACCGCGCCGACGAGCAGCTGCGCGCCGACACCATCCAGCAGGCCGCGAGCACGAAGAACATCACGCCCGTGTATATCCAGGACTACATCCGCGAGCTGACGCCTCAGACCATCATCGGCCAGGTGGGCGCCCGCATCCAAAGCGGCATCACGGGCCAGTGGAACTTCCCGACGGTGAAGGGCCTGAAGGCGACGTGGTATGGCGAGAACGACGCCGTGACGCCTCAAACGATGGAGTTTGGCGTGAAGACGATCACGCCGCACCGTCTGCCGATCCGCGTGGACATCTCCAACCGTGCCATCAATCAGACGGCGGGCGCTATCAGCAGCCTCGTGGTCGAGACGATGCGCCTGAAGCACACGCTCGCGCTGAACGAGGCCTTCATCGCCGAGACCGCCGCAGCCAACGCCCCGACCAGCCCGCTGGCCAGCATCCCCGAGGGCAACACCATCGCCGCCACTGGTGGCAGCTCGACGCTGGCGCGCCAGCTCTTCCTCGACCTTCGCTCGAAGGTGAACGAGGCCAACGTGCCGGTGAACGCTCCCTGCTTCATCATGGACTGGAAGGCCTACGCGGAGCTGGCCAACACGCCCATCGACAAGGGCAGCGGCCGCTTCCTGCTCGACCTCTCGACGAACACGATCGACGGCGTGCCCGTGATTCCGACGAGCCTCTGCAAGAAGGGCACGATCTACTACGGCAACTTCGGCTACGCCCTGGTGGGTCAGTTCGGCCCGATGACCATGGGCATCGACACCACGTCCGTGAGCGTGCTTTCGACGAACACGGTGGCCATCGTCATCAACTCCGAGTGGGACTTCTTCGCTCCGTATCCTGAGGCATTCGGAAAGATCACCTACACGGTGGCGTAGGGAGTTGAAAAATATACAAACAAATTGAACTTAAACGCAAAAAAATATGGCAGTAACGCAAGACTATATCAACGGCAGTAACGTGCTTTTCACGGTCGGCGGCAAGGGCCTGGGGCACTGTACGACCCACAGCGTCACCTTCAACACCGAGACGAAGGAGCGCGGCGTGAAGCCTCCAACGACCGAAAAGACGAAAAAGGCTCTCTTCAACGGCAAGGGCGTGACGAAGATGAGCATCAGCGTGCATGGCGAGGGCTTCCGCTACATGGGCGAGAAAGAGCTCAGCCTGGACGAGCTCCGCAAGCTGTGGGGCGCTGGGCAGAGCGTGGAGCTCTCCTGCTTCGAGCGCGAGGGAGACGCCAGTCCCTACCTGAAGGGCAAGTTCGTCATCACGAAGGTGGAGGAATCGAGCCCCGCTCAGGACGACGCCACCTTTAACGTGGATTTCGAGAACGACGGCGAGCCCGAGACCTATCCCGGGCAGGGTGGCGCGGGCACTTCCGACACCGTATGATCATGAACAGGGAAACGATTCCATAACATAGCATTCGCTTTACTTTTTTGATTTGATTGGATCGGGCGGGAGCGGGTTTCCTGCTTCCGCCCTTTCTCATTAACGAACCAAGGACGAAGACCATGCCCAGATATATCGACGTGGATAGTGCTATCCACTTTAGCCGGCTCAGGTACGCCAGTGACCTCGACAAGGAAGAGATCGGCCACTTCATCGACGCTGCCGAGCAGACACTCGCCTCCGACTTGCAGGTCAGCGACCTTCGGGAGGTGGAGACCGCTCCCGGTGCGCTACCCGCCGACCTTCGGCAGGCCCTGCTGATTTTGACGGGTGACAACTATCGGGAGCGTGAGAGCCTGAGCGCCGCGCAGCTCTATAAGAGCCCCCACTACTGGCATCTGATTTACGCCCATGTAAACTACGAAGGCCATGATTAGAGCAGGACTACTTGATGAGGTGTGCGACGTGGTGCGCTACGAGAAGACCACGGACAAGTTTGGCGCCGACACTGGGCGCTGGAACGTGGTGGCCGAGGGCGTGCCCTGCCAGGTGACGCACAAGCATAGCGGGTTCGGCGAGCTGAACGGCGAGGTGGTCTATCAGCACATGACGACCTTCGTCTTCCGCTATACTGACGCCCTGCGGGAGTATGACCGACTGCGCTGGGACGGGAAGACGTACCAGATAGAGGGTATCGACCGGAGCAGGCGTAGGCTGGGCGAAATGCCCGTGACGTGCAGTCTGATCGGGATGACCGACGAGCTGCCGTGAGTTTTTAAATTTGTAAATTCTATAATTATAAATAAGATGAGTGAAACGATAGTAAACATCCCGCGCAGCTCTCTGAGTGCCGGGTCTGCGCTCTACTCTGTGCTGAAAGACCTCTTAGGCGAGGGCCATGTGCGCCCCGTGGTGAGCGAGAGCGAAGTGACGCTGCCGTTGGTGACGTTCCGCCGCCTGAGCGTGAGCTCCCTCGACGACAAGGGCCGCAGCGGTATCGACGAGGTGGCCTATGAGGTGGTGGTCTTCGCCAAGACCTACGGCGAGGGCGTGGAGACGATGGAGCGGGTGAGGAAGAAGATCTGCGCCCGCATCATCGCCAGCGAGGAGGAGGACGGATTCGCCATGGTCATGGACTGCGTGAAGGTGGTCGGTGGCGAGGAGAGCTGGAAGGATGGCTCGTTCGTCCAGACCCTGCAACTGACCTATCACGTCTCGTTGGGAACGGTGAGAGAGAAGATGGCCTATGAATACACGCTGACTGCAGCGAAGTGGGGCACGATTATCATCCCGTTCAGTTGCGCGAAGCCCGCCGGGCTGAAACTGTACGAGGCCCTCTCGATTGACGAGAACGGAAAACTCGTGACGAATGAAGTCGATCGCTTCGAGGCTAACACCCCGTATATCGTAGGCGGAACCCCGGGCCAGTATAAGCTGGAGGGGTATGCAGGAAAGCATGGCGACAGATATACCAAGGGTGTCCTGACGGGTGTGTACGTAGAAATAGAACCTCCTGTCGGCTCTTATGTTTTGCAGGACCAGGACAGCGGTCTTGCCTTCTACCTCCACGGGATAAAGGGCAACGGGGTGACCGTCACTCCTAACCGCTGCTATATCGAGCCCCAGGGAGAGGCAGGAGGCTCTATCGGTATGCCGGGCGGCGGTGGTGCGCAGCAGCCTCCAGCTAAGCGCAAGCACACGCTGAAGGTGCTTTCGGCCAACGAGAGCCAGGGTAGCGTCTCGGGCGGCGGCACCTTCGACGAGGGTAGCACGCAGACCGTCCAGGCCACTCCGAAGACCGGCTTCGCCTTCGACAAGTGGAGCGACGGCAGCACGCAGAACCCGCGCACGGTGAAGCTCACCTCCGACCTCACGCTCACGGCCTCCTTCAAGACGGCCACCACGGGCGGCGGAGACCAGGGTGGCGTGCTGGGTGATTAGTATATGGTGTTTTATAGGAAATGATTATGGAAAAAGACAAGAAAGAGAAAGGCCTGGCGGCGCATTCCGAGGAAGGAGGCGCCGTGGGCCGCATCGAGGTCGTGGTCGGTGGTAGTGCTTACCCCGCGTACATGACGAACGGCGCGATGCTTCGTTTTAAGCAGCAGACGGGCCGCGATCTGGCCGAGAGCGACGGCGGGTTCACTGATACGTTCACGCTTCTTTGGTGTTGCGTGGCGAGCGCTTGCAAGCGCGAGGGCGTGAGCTTCGGGATGAGCTTAGAGGAGTTTGCCGACGCCACCAATCCCGAGGACATCGAAGGCTGGTGCGCCTCGGTGTTTGGCGAGGACGGCGACGCCGATGCTGGTAAAAAAAAATAGGCATCGAGGAAATGCTCGGTTACGGTATGGGGGTGTGCGGTTTGAGTTTTGAAGACTTCGGACTGCTCACCCCCTCTGAGTTTCGGGCCATCAGCGAGGCCCGTCATCGCTACGACGACGACCGGGAGCGGGAGGCGTGGGAGCGTGCGCGGATCGTGGGCGTGATGAGCGTGAGCCCGTGGAGCGGGAAGAGCGTCGATCCGAAGCGGGTCCTTCCGTTGCCGTGGGACCAGCGGCAGGAGGCGCGGCCCGATCCACCCGAGCAGAAGCCCGCGACGAAGGAGGAGGCGCAGCGCGCCTTCGAGGCCCTGATGAGACGGCGAAGAGAAGAAGAGGAAAGGAGGAAGGAGAAATGAATGAGAAGCAAGTGATCGGGCAGGCATGGAACGACCTGCTCAAGACGTTTGACAAGCGCGAGATGAAGCGGACGCTGAAGGACGCTTACCGTCGTACGGGCAAGATGATCGCCGCCGTGGCGAAGCGCAGCGTGGAGGGCAGCGGCATCAATGACGCAGGGAAACTGGCCAAAGGCGTGCGCGTGCGCGTCTATCCGCGCGGCGGTGGCTTCATGATCACCGTGAAGCCCCACGGCAAGAGCGGGTTCATCAGGAACCGCCACGGGCTGGAGAAACCCGTGTTGATGTGGGCCGCGGAGGGCACGAAGCAACGCTATCCACGCAGCTGGGCGAAGCGTTTTCTCGTGAACACGGGGGACGGTTTCCGCTGGGTTGGCAGGAACAGGGGCAAGATGCCCGCCTATCACTTCCTCGACGCGGCCGAGGCGCAAGGCCCGAAGATCGTGGAGGAGGAGATTGGCAAGGCCATCGAGGAGGCCACGGTGAAGCGTGCGGCGAAGCTGGGGTGGCTGTGAATATACTTTATTTATTATAATAGAATATGGCAAAGACTATTCCTTTTAATATCAAGATCCGTATCGACGGCAAGGACGTAGTGGTGAGCAGTCGGCGGGATGTGGAGAGATTAGGCGAGGCCCTGAACGCTTCGACCCAGCGGGCGAACCGTTTCAGAGATTCGATGATCAAATGGTCGTCTATCAGTACGACCGTCGGTAACGTCTATAGCTCCCTGCAGAATCTGACCAACATCATGGGCGGGTATATCGCGAAGGCCAACGCAGCCACGGAGGCTCAGACGAAGCTGACGACGGTGATGCGGCAGCGCATGAGTGCGACGGCTGAGGATGTGGCCTCGGTGAACGCGGCGGTGGCTGCTCAGACGAAGCTCGGCGTGGTGGGTGGTACGGTGCAGCGCAGCGGCCTGCAGCAGCTGGCCACCTTTGCCAGTCATAAGCGGACGCTGACGGCCCTGCTTCCCGCCATGAACAATCTGCTGACGCAGCAGAAGGGTCTGAACGCTACGAGCGAGGACGCCGTCGGCATCGCTAACCTATTGGGCAAGGCGCTGCAGGGTCAGACGGGCGCCCTGCGGCGTGTGGGCATCACCTTTAGCGAGACCCAGGAGAAGGCGCTGAAGGCCGGCAACGAGGGCGAGCGGGCCGCCATGCTCGCCGAGATCATCACGCAGAACGTCGGAAACATGAACGCCGAGCTGGCGAAGACGGACGCGGGAAAGGCGAAGCAGCTGGCCAATAGCTTTGGCGGGGTGATGGTGAATATCGGCAAGGCCCTCATGCCGTACCAGAGCATGATCGCCCAGTTTGGCCAATTGGGCATGGCCGTGACGGGCGTGGTGCAGTTTGGCACGGCTCTGGCTGGCTGTGGGCGCGCCGCCGCTGGCGCCGTCACGAAGCTGCTGAAATGGGGTCCCGCCTCGCAGGTGGTGCGCCAGGCCTCGGTGGGTATGGGCGCCGTGCTGGAGGTGCTCATCGGGAAACTGCGCGGCGTGGAGGTGGGCGCTACGACGACGGCCACGGCCATCCGTACATTGAAGGTGGCCTCGGTGGTGGGTCTGGCCCTCGCTGCTCTCTCGGCCATCATCTACGGCGTGTCGAAGACGCTGGAGCAGTCGAAGCAGGCGCTGAGCGCCGAGGCCGTGGCGAAGCAGACCAACAAGCAGCTGACCGAGCAGCTGACGGGTCGCTTGAAGGACGCGAAGGAGGCCGTGGCCGACAACATGGCGCAGCTCTATAAGGACATCGCCGTGACGAAGGACTGGAACGGCACGAAGGCTCAGGAGAAGAAGAAGGTGGAGGAGCTGAACAGTCGGTACGGCGAGACGATGGGCTATTTCAGCAGCGTGAGCGAATGGTACAAGGCGCTGACGGAGAACAGTCAGGCGTACTGCGACCAGCTGACGATCGAGGCCACCATGCGCGCCCTCGCTAATCAGGCGGCCACCAATAACATGAAACTGGACGACCTGGAGGAGAAGCGTAAGAAGGCCTCGACGGTGCAGCAGACGCGCGCCCAGCAGCATCCGTTCCTCTATGGTATGATGGTGGCGGAGGGTGCGAACCTCGACGTGATGCACGAGCGGATCAAGGGCACGAGCGAGAGGGAGCGGATAGACGCTCAGATAAAGGCCGTGAAGGCTGACAATCTAAGGTTAAAGCAGCAGATGGCGGCGTATGCGAAGAAGGGCCAGGCGATCACGTTCAAGGTGAAGGGCAGCCCGGAGCCGCCTACTACTACTACGACTACTACGCACACGACGCCCACGACGCACACGACGCCCGCTCCGACCGCGAACGACGTGGTGGATGAGCCCGAGATCACGGACGGCATCCTCTCCATCCGTCAGCTGGACGAGCTGGTGGAGAAGCTCTACGCCGACCTGCTGGCACTGCCCGAGACGAAGGTGAAGGAGGCGCTGGACATCCAGGACGACATCGACACGCTGGAGGACTATCGGAAGAAGCTGGAGGCGCTCCAGCGGATGCGGTATGAGCGCAGCGGCGGCCTAAAGGCAGACATGGGGGCGAGCGGTACGATCGGCGGCAACGTGGCGGGGAACACGGCGCAGGTGGATCTGGCCGCACTGGTGCGCCCCGTGCTTCCATCGGCGGAAGAGCTGGAGGCGAAGAAGAAGGAGCTGCAAGGCGTGAGCGGTTTCGACATCATCGCAAAAATCGACCTTAGGAACAACGAGGCCGAGGACCTGAGGCGGCAGCTGGAGACGGTGGCCGCGGCGGTGGATGCTGGCGAGATAGGCCGCGAGATGGGCGAGAAGCTGGCCGACGGCATCAACAAGCAGCTGGAGGGCATCGGGAAGGTGCCGCTTCGATTCGGGAAAATTCTGAGGAACACGGACAGCGTGAAGGAGCGCATGGACAAGGCTGCGGACGCCATCAACCAGGTGGGGTCGGCACTGCAGGGCATGGGGAGCGCCTTCGAGCTGCCTGAGCTCAACATCGCGGGCACCATCGCGCAGGCCATCGCCACGACGGCCATGGGCTTTGCGCAGGCTTCTGCGAACGAGGGCAAGAACGGCAACCTGTGGGAATGGGTGGCCGCCACGGCGGTGGGTATGGCGCAACTGATGGCCATCATCAGCGCCGTAAAGGGCTCGACGGGGTACGCCACGGGCGGTATCGTCGGCGGCAACTCCTATACGGGCGACCGCATCCCCGTGAGAGTGAACTCGGGCGAGATGATCCTGAACCGCTGGCAGCAGAAGCGTCTGTGGGACGTGGCCAACGGACTGGGCAGCGTGCCTCAGGTCGGGAGCGTGCGACCCTCTATCGGCGCTGGCAGCATCGCGCAGGCGACGGTGCATGTGAGCGTGAGCGGGCGACTGGTGGGCCAGGGGCGGCAGCTGGTGGCCGTGATCGGCAACGAGCGGAAGGCGAGAGGCAAGGCTGGCTGGCGTCTGCCGTGGGAGTAGGTGCTTGCTGGTTTTCGACTTCTGGGAAATGAGAAAAGCCCCCGGCACGCATGGACGCGTGCCGGGGGCTTCGGATTATAGAGAATATGAAAGATGTCCGGCTTAATTTTTCAACCTGCCTATGATGTAGAGCAGGATGAGGAGGACGAAGATGAGGACGAAGGCGGTGTAAACGGAATAACCGATAACGGCCCTGTCGAGCGGTCGCCGATCGGTCTCTATGTGCTTCTTCTGTACTGCTGAGATCGTGTCGGTGCGGCTGATCAGACGGCAGGAGTCGGTGTCGATGGCGGTGGAGGTGGCTGCCCGGGCCTCCTGACGGGAGGACGTGGAGGCGGTGGAGCCGTCGTGGTAGCAGAAGCGGCGGGCGTTGATCCAGACCTCTGTAAAGGTGGTGTCGGCCTGCTGCCATGTGGCCCGTCGGAAGTGGGCCGCCGTGGTGTCGGCGGTGGTGGTCTGCTGGCGGGTGGTGTCGCGGCTGACCGTATGGGCCGTGGCCGTGTCGATGCGGACGGCGGCGTGGGTCTGTGTGGCCATGGCGTCGGCCGTGGTGGTGGCCGTGGATCGCAGCTCGTCGGAGGCGGTGCGCCGGGAGGCGCAGGCCATGACGGCGATGATGAGCGCCAGGACGGCTATGATGCGAAGCGGCTTATATGTCTGCATATTCTTTGATGGCGTTGAAACATGGGCAAACTTTTTGCCACTTTTCGGGCGAGTATTCTCCCCAGATGGAGCGGTGGCCGAGGATGACGGCCTTGGGGTATCTGCTATGGATGTCGGCGAGGAGGGCGCGCAGCGCGGCCTTCTGCGCAGGCGTGCGGGTGTCTTCGTAGATTTTCGAGCCGTTGAGCACTCTGAGGCCTCCGATGTAGGCCACATGGATGGCGTGGGCGTTGTAGCCCTTTACGCCGTTGGAGGCCTTGTCCTCGGGCTGGAGGCTGACGACTTCTCCGGAGGGCTTGACGACGTAGTGGTAGCCCGGGTTGGTCCACCCGATAGCCTTCCAGCCGGCGCGGAGCGAATCGACGGTGGCGGAGGGTAGTGTGGCCGTGCAGTGGACGAAGATGTGGGTGATCTGTCTCTTGTTCATGATGTTGTTACTTTTGGTTGGAAGGACCAGGGACGGGAGAGCACCGCCCCTGGTGGTGGTTACTTGGCAGCTGCGACGGCTGCATCGACCTCGGAGGTGGTCATGGCTACGTCGCCTCCGTCGATCTCCTTGAGCGTGGTGGCATCCACGGCGTAGTAGGCCTTGCCCGTGGAGGTGTCGAGGTAGATCTTGTGAAGATGCACCTGCTTCTTGGTGGCCTCGTCGGGCGTGGCGATGTTGAAATCCTTCCAGTTGCCGTAGTACTTGCTACCGTCGCTGGCGATGATGCTATCGATGGCCACGGCGCCCGGCGTGGTGCTGGGGGTGGCGGACTTGACGATGACGAGGGCCACGACGGACGTGGTCGAGGTCTGCTGGAGGGTGGGCTTGGAGGCGAGGAAGCCATCGAAGCGGACGACGTCGTAGCCCGCCACGTTGAGCTGGTCTCCCAGTCCGCCGCCTGTGCCTCCCGTGAAGTCTTCGAGGGCCGAGATACGCGTGTCGAGGGCGTCGTTCTGCGCCTTGGTGGCGAAGGTGGTGCCCTTGGTGAGGGTGACGGTGTCGCCGCTGACCGTCATCCCCGTCACGGCGTTGCCCGATCCGCTGACGGAGGGCGTGCCGATGATCTCGGCCTTTGACCATGACTGCTGCGAAGCCGTGGAGCCGTCCTTGGTGGTGGCGCCGATCTTGAGCTTCATGGTGTGGTTGTGGGAAGAGGGCGTGAAGGTGGAGGGCTTGCCCGTGACGCCCGACCAGGGGACGGAGGCGGCGGTGCCCGCAGCGTACTCCATGTAGCCTGCCGAGGTGGAGAGCTTGCTCTCATCGACGACGATGTACATGCGTCCCGTGGCCGTCACCTTGACGGTGTCGCCGAGCTGGACCTGGGAGGTGGTGAGCTTGTAGCGTGCGGCGTCGTCTGCGACGGTGACGACACGCTCCAGGGCTCCCTGCGGGATGTGGGAGATGTCGATGACGCCCGTGATGCCCGAGGCGGGCACGGTGTCGGCTGCTTTGGCTGCGTTGACTTTGACGCTGGGGATGACGTCGGTTTTGAGTTTGGTAACAAGGCGGGTTACGCCTGCGGAATCGAGATACTTTGCCATACTGTTTTATGAATTTAAAGTGATGAATAATTATACTTTCTTGTTATCGTTTTGTTGTTGTCATTTACGAGGCCGAGATGCGCTGCCACTGGACGTAGCCCTTGGCCAGGTATTGTCCGCTCCTGCCATTGGTGCAGAGCGTGAAATGATAGACCGATGTGGCCTGGAGCGTGACGGCGCCCTTGATGGACGTGATGCCTCCGAAGGAGACGGTGCAGGTCTGCGCACCCGTGATGACGCATCCACGGTAGAGGCCGTATCCGCGCGTGATGTCGGTATGGAGGAAATTGATCCAGAACTTCGCCCCGGCAGAATAGGAGACGGCGGTGAGGTCGAGGATGAGCTCTTCGGAGCTGGTGAAGTTGGAGACCTGGGTGGAGGTCGATGTGGGGCGCTCGTGGCGCACTGTCGGGAGGCTGGCTCCCTTGGTGAGCGTGAGGGTGTGGCCGCTGATGGATGCGGCTGATACGGCTTGTCCCGTGCCCGTGACGGAGACGGAGGTGACGCCGTTGGTGATGCCGTAGCCTGCGAGGGTGGTGGCCTTGACGGCAAAAATCGTCTTGAGCTTGGTGACGAGGCGGGTGACGCCTGCTGAATCGAGGAATGATGCCATGGTGTATGTGTGGAGTGATTGGTTATCCTACTGTGATGATGCGGGCCGATGGCGTGACGGCGGTCACGTCGGCGGATCGCTTGGAGTTGTCGATGATGGTGGCCGAGTGCTTCGACTTGTCGATGAGGGTGGCTGAGCGCTTGGACTTGTCGATGATGGTAGCGGAGCGGAGGGTCGTATCTACAAGCGAGGCGGAGCGGAGGGTCGTGTCGATGAGCTCGGCCGCCTTGGGTTCTTTCTCTTCCTCTGTCTCTGTCGTCTCTGCTACAGGCGCTGCTACTGCTGCGGGTGCTTCCTCTTGGGATGCTGCCTCTGCTTCCTCTGCCTCCTTTACTTCCTCTGCTTGGTCTGCCTCCTCTGCTGCAGGTGATAGCGAGGCGGGCGACTTGGCGGGCGAGGAGGAAGATGGACGGGAGGCTGCCGCCGTGATGGCGTCTATCTCGTCGAGGGGTATGGCGTCGGCTATGACCTGGCCGGTGGTGTCGGTGACGATGGGTCTGAGCTCTGCGCCCGTCCACCAGTAGGGGCGGTCGTCGTCCTGGCAGACGTAGAGGTTGCCCGCGGCGGGGGAGAGACCGTCGTTGTAGAGCGAGCGGGAGCCCCAGTTGTCGTAGAGCTTCGGCGGCGCTGAGGAGGAGACGGGGCTGGAGGAGCGCTCAGCCACGGCGAAGCGTGCGGCAGATCGGACGAACCACACCTCCAGCGGGAGGGCCGGAGAGGCTGATGCTGGCGAGATCTCGCCTGAATCCATGAAGCCACGGAAGGGGAGCACCCGTCGGTCCGTGGCCGAGGATGGGCCCGCGGTCCCGTTGAGGTAGGCACGGACCACCTCTGCCGTCACCTTCATCTGGCGGCTGCCGTTGGCCGTGGCCGCCTCGATGAGGAACTTGTCGCCGTCCCAGACGGAGGCGGTGAGGGAGAAGTCTTGCGAGATATTCATTCTTTTTTCTTTTTTTTCTTCTTGAACTACTGGAGCGTCTTGCCGACCCATCCGAAGGGCGAGGCACCACGCCCGACGAAGACGAGATAGACCATGCGCTTGGCGCAGGTGTAGGTCTTGTTTTTGAAGACCGTGCCGTCGATGGTGAGGGCATGCGCACCGGGGTCGATGGTGAGATTGTAGGGCCCACAGGGCAGGAAGAGGTAGCAGTCGCCGTGCTGCGGATTCTTGGGCAGGGCGACGGTGGCCGCCGCTATATTGACGAGGACGGCGCCCGAGCGCACATAGACCCGCTGGCCGTTGGAGTAGGTCGGCGAGCCCTGGGGCAACGGAAGGGGCACGTTGTAGGCGTCGCTGGTATCGACCAGCTGGACCGAGCCATCGATGAGGATGGGTTCGGGACGGTGGCCACGGGTGATGCCCTGGACGATGTCGAGCGCCGTGCCCGGGTAGCTTTCGTTGGGACGGCCCGTGAGCTGGAGGGCGACGGGCCAAAAGATCTCATTGCCGCTGGAAGCCGAGATGGCGCCCACGATGTTGGACTGCGTATCGAACAGGACGCGGCCCTCCTCGGAGCGTGAGGACTGGGCCGTGATGGAGGTCGGCGTGATGGTGACGCCGTTGCGCGCATCGTCGGCGTTGGTCAGTCCTCCACCCTCGATGGCGAAGCCTCCGATGGAGCCTGAGGTGGCGTGGATGGTGCCCGTGAGGTAGGCCGAGGTGGCGAAGAGGTTGCCCGCCTCATCGACGGCGAAGGTGTAGGTGGAGCCGTTGAAGCCCGCGCCGTCGGGATAGGGCTGAGCAGCGCCCGCCCAGAAGGGGAAGTCGCCACCCATGCCCGCATAGGGTGCCGTGGCGTGCTTCTTGCGGATGGCGATGGCATTGCCCTGGAGGAAGTCGATGCGGGCGTCGCGGGCGATGAGGAAGGAGAAGAAGGCCGAGTCGGCATTGACGCCGACGGAGCGCCAGTGGTCCGTATCGGCGGGCGGGAGAGCGTGCTGGGCGGCCTGGTAGATGTAGGACTTGACGCAGCGATAGACGTCCCAGCCGCTCTTGGCCGCATCGGAGGGCACGGCATAGAAGTCGAGGTAGCAGAAGCCGTCGGCGGTGATTGTGGTGCCGTCGTAGTAGTGCTGCCCCTCGTCGAGGCGCTGGTAGATGCGCGATGTGCGCCCGTTGGCTCCGGCCTGTCCGCGCTCTCCCTTCTCTCCCTGTATGCGTCCGAGGTTAGCCCATGCCGTCTCGGTGGCCATCCACACGTCGCCGGCGAGGATGTAGGCGTCGCCCTGGTTGGTGGTGATTGAGGCCCATGCGCCGCCCATCCGTCGGACGGCGACGGGCAGGCCCTCTGCTCCCGTATCGACGAGAAAGATGCCATCGGGCGCAGGCGAGGGGAGCGAGGCCATGTTGGTGACATGGCCGAAGGCCGTGCCCCTGAGGGTCCACGACTTGCCGTCCTTGCCGTCGAGGCCATCCTCGCCCCGCTGGCCACGGTCGCCCGTCAGTCGGACGTAGGAAGAGACGGGCGAGAAGGTCTGGAGGCCTCCCGCCTGCTGCTGCCAGTCGGTGAGCTCTATCCATAGGTAGGGGCGGGCTTCGGTGGTAGCGAGGGGCACGTCCTGCCATGTGGCGACGTCGTCGGGCGGCGTATGGGGCGAGGCGGTCGTGGCGCGTGCTGAGAGCGCATAGCGGCGACGCATGCCGTAGGCCGTGCCGTCCCTGCCCTGGTCTCCCTTGTCGCCATCGGCGATGACCTTGATGGTGAAGACGTAGGTGAGGGCGGCCCGTCCCTCGCAGTCGATCGTCACCTCGACGTAGGCCGTCTTGCGCGTGTCGTAGTCCACACTATCGATGTAGAGGGTGGAGTGGTCGAAGTGGGCCGTGCAGCCGACGGACAGACAGAGAAGACGGTACTGCCCCGTGGCGGGCGTCGTGGAGGCATCCTCCTGGCAGGTGAGCAGCGTCTGGCCTCGGCGCACCTGTATGGACGTATGGAGCAGCCACGACTTGGAACCGTCGGCGAGCGTGGAGACCACGGGCTGCTTGGGCTGTCCCTTGGCGTCGAGGGCGAGGGTGTCGGCGAGGTTGTCCACCGAGTAGGTGTAGGGGTTGGGGTCGCCCATCTCGGCCAACTGCTTGAGGTGGCCGTCGAGGTAGATGCTGTTGGCATAGACCGAGTAGCCCGAGAAGTCCATCCCGGGGACGGGCGAGAAGGCGCTGAGGTCGCCCACCTGCATGCGTATCTGCTTCGACGAGAACTCCCAATCGGAGACGCCCGTGAGGAAACGCTCGTAGGTGAGCGTGGAGTAGCGTGAGGACTGGCGGGCGGTGTTGGTACGGTTGCCGTAGCAGACGAAGTGCATGGCGGCGGGGGG